CTAAACGCCAACCCCCACGCCATCGCGTATATCATCAACATTGAGATGAACGTAGTGCAAGCTACTCTTAATATCCTTATGACCCATAAAAGCCATTAATTTATGAGCATTAAATCCCTTCAAACTCACTAACCTAGAAGCCACTGTATGGCGTAATACGTATAGTCCGTGAGTGTTGTTTTCTCCCTTATATCCTAAATGGTTTCTTACAGCCCACCACATACGATTTGCTGTATCGTGGTTTAGATGAGTTATGGGGCACTTGTTTAAGGGTAGGTCTTTGCAGTTATCATAAGCACCTTGAGATACCCAGTAGTAAGCCATACGAAGCACTTGGTCGTCTTTAGTTTCAGTAAAGAGTTTGCGAGCCTCTATTTTACTTACGCTCTTAGCTATTTCTAAGCGTTGTTTTATGGCTCTAAAAACCTCCATAACGTTCTCTCCACAAGGTAGTGTCCTGCTTTGTCCGTTCTTCGGAGCCCCTATGATAGTTCCAACACCTTTGTGCGTCTTAACTGCCCTAGAGATAGTGATAGTATCATACTCAAAACTAATATCCCCTAACTCAATAGCAAAGTATTCAGCAGGTCTTAGCCCAAGATTTGATAACACTATAAAGAGCTCATATAGCTCTACACTAGATAATGCTTTAGATTTCTTAGCTCTGTTATATAAAAACTCTTTAGCACTAAGTAGTTCATCATCTCTTAGAGCAGGTCTTTTGCCTACTACTTGCCTAGCTTGAAGTCCTTTGAAGTTTGGTTTAGATTTAAACTTAACTACTTCAAGACCCTCAAGTATCCTAAGGGCTGTACCTAGAGCTACTAGAGATGAGTTAAAAGAGTGATGCGAGTATATCTTACCATTAACTCCTTTGTTTAACATCTTATCTTTTAGCTCGTATAAATCAGCTGTCGTAAGTGCAGATACTTCTTTGTCTCCTATGGCTTTTATAATCCTATTTAGACACACTCTATAATGTGTTGTATCATCTAGGTACTGCCAGTATCTGTCGTGTAAGAAGTCTAAGGCTTCTGAGAGTTTCATACCACCTCTAGCTGAGCTTACATCAGTTTCCCATAACTCATCCTCAGCTTTGCCTTTGCGTATTCTTTCTTTCCACTCTTTTTCTAATCTTAGAGCTTCTGCTTTGGTGCTGTTGGGGTATCTCCTTTGAAACCTAACACCATCTATAAGAAAATCACTGCACCAAGTTCCACTCTTATTCTTATACATCCTTACGCTCCTTTTTGCATCTTAAGCCCTTTGGCGTTCTAGTCTTTCTATCTAGCTCATACATATCATAGTAGTGCTGAAGTCTTTTGTAGATAGCATCAGCTCCACCATAAAGCTTTGCTTGTTTCTCTAGTATCCTTATAAGATACTCCTCATCGCTTTCCCCTTTAAGTCGTCTTGTGTAATGCCTAGATGGTTTAGGCTCTGTCTTTATTCTTTGTTGTTTTATTAGCCCTTTACGATAGTTTTCTATCTGTATTTCTGCTCCGGATATACCACAAACAAGCCAAACGCAAAACAACCCAAAGACACCCCAAGCATTATACTTTGGAAACCATTGCATTTCCTCTACTATTGTGGCAATAATAAGCCCAGCCAAGAATAGCAGAAAGGCTATCTTAGGCACTCCAAAGGCATTAAACCCAAGAAACCTAAGCTCATCTTGTGTTAGCTCTTGCCCTAATACTTTGAGTTTCATTTGCTTGCCCTTTCCTTGATTAATTCCTCTAGCAACTCTTGACTTCTTTCCTTATACTCTCTTGCATATTTGTCATAGAGGTTTATCATATCTTGATTAAAATCAGGTGTGTTGCCTAAGCCTAAAAGCACACGCTTTATCATTTGTTTCTCAGTTTCATTGAAAAAATCCTTACCACATTTAAATCCAATGTAATTTCCCTCTACTCTAAGAAAAGGAGGCGTAAGTAAATCTTTAGAAAACTTAAACTCTTTCCACGTATCGGTTGGCTCATCCTTATATTCTAGCTTATTGCCTAAGGATAAATGGTGAATAAGATAAAGTCTATTCTGTCTATCCCCATCATTATAAAACTCTAAAAGTCTAACGTCTAAAGGCTTCTTTACCATCTCTCTATCTCCTCTCAGTTATACCCATAATAAAGCTTGCTATAATCAAAGTCAAACTCATCGCCATAATATGCATCATCATCATTATTATAATAGCTGCATAACGTATCACAATCAGCTATAAACTCTTTACTATTTAAAAACTCTATAATCTTACCAGTGCTAAGAGTTTTAAGAGTGTTAAGTGTTGCTGAAAAGTCTATAAACTCGTTATGTGTATGTTCATGCTGGTATCCTATTGATAAGTTTACGCAAGCAATCCCAAAAGCTCTTGCAAGGTTGCTCGCATCAGTAAAGCTCCCCCAGTCGCTATTATAACCCATAGCTTCAAAAAGGCATATTAATTCTTGATTATCATAGCCATATAATGCCAGCTCATTACTACCCTTTCTATCAAGACCTATAAAAGAAGTAACGCTTAGCCCATTGATAGTATCAGCACATAAAGAGCTCCCTAAGCCCCCTATCTCTTCATCCATAAAAAATCCAAAGGCTAGTGGTATGCTTCTATCCATTAGCTTAAGAGCTATATAAACTCCGCACCTATCATCCCCTCCTAAGCAGGCACACTCAGAGTTAGGCAATAGGGCTATATAATTCTTTCTAATATAAAGGTCTTTTTCAGTCGGTGCTTTGGTGTTTCTAGCATCGTTTATAGTGTCTATATGCACGCATACAAGGGCGTATTGCTCTTGCTCTTTAGGCACAAAGATAATCCCACCATTAGGCACTACTATTTTATTATAATCAGCATATACTAAACCATTTAGGTATTGCCATAATCCGCTTTTAGAGTATCCAAGCAGTTTTATTAAGTCTCTCATATTCTTACCTTTCCAGCTGGTATAGCTTTATTATTAAGTAGTATAAAATCCCTTGAGCTTACATATATTTCTCCAGCTGCATAAGCTGTCCTAAGCTCCCTAAAGTTTGTCTCTGGGCAATGCTTTATTCTCTTACCACACATTGCCTTTACTCCTCCGCTATCGTTTATATCAATAGCACCTTTAAAAACTGAGCCATCCCTTGATAATTTAAAATAACCTTTAACAATCATTGTGCTACCTCCTGCTTTAGTAAGTTTTCATTGTATATTTGCTTAATATATTTTAGTAACCCCATATTTTTTAGAGGGCTCTTTATATCCTTTAACCAAGCATCAAAAAGCCTTTCTCCCTCTTTGCTTATTATGTTTATATAAAAGTTTTCAAAGGCTACTTCGTCTTTGTAATAATGCCCTTGTAGTTTATCCAGCTTTTTAAAGAAAACCCTTTGGATATAAAAGGTATCATCTATAACATCTAGGTATAATCTGCCGTGTCCCTCGTGTCTTTGCTTGCCTTGTTTAAGCCTCCCATAAAAGGGGATAACTATATTCTTTTTTGTAAAAGTTTTCATAGCTTAGTCCTCCTTTGTTAATAGCTTTGTTTCTATGATGCGATATATGCCACCTATATCCAAAGTCACTAGGGGTGGTAGGCTATCTATTTTATAAAACTCATAACCCCTTTCTGTCTTTTTTGATACCAAAGAGATAAGCCCCTCTTTTGTAAAGTTTAAGGTTATATGTCCTAAATCTCCCACGTGAATACGCTTAGGCTCAGTATCGAAAAGGTAAGCCTTACGCTTAGGGACGCTTATATTAAACATCCCTTTTAATAAGTTTTGTAACCTAGTTGTAGTTACACTATAAAAACTATTATCAAAATATAATATATCTCTACCCTTTTTTATTACAAGTATAGTTTTGCCATAATCCTTTATAGTGTATGTATCACAAATAAGAGTAGCCTCAACATGTCCGCCATAAGTAAATTCTTCATAACCCCAAAGGGCTTTAATAAGCCCCTCTTTATTTCTTACTACCATAATGCACCCCCTTATTAAAATCCATATTTTTCTACAAGCTCGTCTAAAAGCTCGTCCGTCCAGTCGCTCATACAATCCGCTAGGCGGTCTTTTAGGTCTTTAGCACTCCAAGAGACCGGGATAAATTCATCTATTTCGTCTATATAAAGGGCTTCATCTATCCTTAAATATTCATCGTTTGCTTCTACATACACGGCATTTTCTAGGGCTATTTTTTTAAACTCTTGGTCTTTATAAGGCACGTAATCATTATTAGAAGTTAATACCCATTCTCCGCTATCTATATCAGTAGCGATTTGTGGGTTACTCTTTAGCGTTTTTTTACTTATAGAGTCGTCCTCTATTGATGAATATATTGCATGAGTTTCTAAAATATAACTCTCTTGAAACCTAGAGTAAATAACGTCCTCATAGCGGATATAATCCCCCATCTCCTCACTGTATAGGGCATCCTCCTCGTCTATATACTCGCCCTCATACTCACTATAAACTTTGCCAGCTGTATCATCCTCAATCTCCTCGCCTCCCTCTTCATCTACGGATAAAAAGGCACGAGTAAAGCCATAATCCTCTGCAAGGTCCTTTAAGGTATCATCAGAGTAACCCCCATTACTCCAGTCATAACTGTATAACTTACCATTTTTCATAAGAGAGAATGTATCAAGCCAAGAGATAGCACTTGTATCATTTATCTTTATACTACAATCCCCAGTATCAACCTGTAAGGCATCGTTACATCTACCCCATAAAAGCTTAATCCCCTCATCTTTTAAAGCTTTTACAAAAGCGTTGCGGTCGTCGCTATCTCCATAATAAAGTTTATCCGCAAAGCAAAAAGAGGAGTATTCATCTTTTGTTTCATCATATACAACGCCTTTATTCCAAACTATACAACGCGCAGCTATCCTTGAGCCTATACGTAATAAAGCCATTTTTGCCATATTGTCAAGAGCTTTAAAGCGATAGCCCTTACCACTTTGGCAGCTACTCGGCAAGCCCTCAAGGTCGTAACCCTCAGAAACTTTTACAAACTCTAGTTTTGGCTCTGGCTTTGTATTTGTTAATAGCTCAATGAGTTTTTCATCAAGATTAGCAGCTTTGCAAAAGTCCGCTTTTAAGCTATCTTTTACTTTGCTTATAACTGGCTCAAAGCCTGCTTTTTGCTTTAAGTTGTATAAAGTGCCAGTGCTTGAGATAATATAGCAAGGTGCATAAAATCCTTGATTAGCAGTCTTTAGCTCGTGGCTAATGCTTTGTAACTCTATACTACCTTTTTTATTTTCAATAAATAGGGCTTTGCAATAATCCCTATCTTTTAAGGGGTCGGTAGTTTCTGTATCTTTGAAGTATTGATTTTTTTCATCGGTTACTAATTCTTTGTAGCCTTGAAAATTACCTGTGCATAAGTTAGCCCATATATTTTTAACTAACTCTAAGCTATCATTAGCTAACATTTCTTTGCCCCTCCTAAAGGGCGTATTTAGTGCTATATTGCACTTTATACAAGCGGATAAAATCCGCAACTTCCAAAGGCTGGAGTATCTCGAGTTTGGTCGCTGTTGATACTCTAGCTCTTTTTATATCTCTTACACTATTTACAAAACTACTTTAAAAGCTCTTATTAACCTTTGATAACCTTTTGGGCTCTTAAGGCTCTTTTCAAGCTCTCTTTTGTTTTGTTGAGAGAATTATTACACAACTTAGCTTAAATAATTCTTAACAACAAAGAGAATTTATTTATTTTTGAAAAGAAAATATATAAGAGGTTAGCAAAGCACGATAACATCGCTATTTTAGCTATAAAGTGTAATAGTAATTACAGAATTATTTTGGATTGTTTGAGTAGATATTTAAGGCAGCTTTTGGGGTGTTTAGGCTTGTAGTGTATATGGCTGCGAGAGTGTATTAAGAATGCTTTGGGCTTGCTCTTGGATTGTTTGGGAGTGTTTGGGCTTTTATGAGAAAATAAAAATAAGTGAGATAAAAATGTAATAATGATTACAGAATTGAAAAAAAAAGAGAGATAACAAAAGCTAGGGCAGCTTTAGGCATCTCTCTCAAGGGATTATAGGTTTGTTTATATTAGCCGTTGCTTTGGCGTGCTTTTGGATTAGCTTTAATAGCTCTTGGCAGCTCTTTATATCTCTTGGCTTTTGCTCTGGCTTGCTCTAGCTTTATTTATAGGATACTAACGGCTAACGTAACCGAGAGTATTATTTATAAAGATAATGATTTTAAGGCGTTTGTGTAGCTTTAGCTTTATATGATAAGGGATTTTATAAGGGATTATCTAGCAATGTTTAGATTATTTAGCTTTTGTTAGGCTATCTTTTGGCTATATATGATTAATTATTATTCTTTATAGGGCTCTTGGCTTGCTGCGTTTTGCTTGCCCTAGCTTTTAGTGCGTGGCTCTAGCTTTTGTTAAGGGCTAATATCTTAAAAACGCAAAGGGGGCTAGGGGGGTAGGGGCAGTCCAACGAGCGTTATCTAGGGTTTCAAATATTTTTCCCATTTTCTTAAACCACTCCTAAGGTAATCCTTAAGAAACTCTTAACATTTTTTAGGCAATTCTTAAGTAGCCTCCGTCTATATCCTTAAGCAGTCCTGATGAAATCCCAAAGAAACCTAAAACAATACTAGGCTACTCTTAACAATCTTTAGCTCTCATATATCAATAAACGTTAATAAACCTATCTAGGAAGCTCTACAATCAACGAAAGGTCTCTAAGAGTATTTTGTATTACCTTAGGTTAGTTTTGCTCTCTATGGCTCTCTAAATGCTTCTAAATAACATATAAGGCTTATTCCTATATCCAAGAGACAACCTATGGCTATCTCTCAGGTATAGTTAGGGAGCTTCAAAGGTATGTTATCTCTGCTCCGAACTATCTGTTTATATCCCTATAGCTGACTTCAGCCATAGTTAAAGGAGTTTTGACATTATCTACCTCTCCAAACGTTTTTATAAATCCAAGCCATACCTAGCTCATCTAAGTATGGCTTGGTAGGTAGCTTTAACTACCTAGGGGGATATGTGATCTTTGTTTTAAAGACATCTATAACAATCCTTTTAACAATCCCAAAAGGTCATAGCTTTTGAGTAAGTTAAAGGTATCTTATAGCTATCTTTAAAGCTAGTATGCTTATCTTAAGGACACCCTTTATAAATATTCCTTATAGGTTTTAGATTAAGAACTCCTAAGCTATCCCTAAACTATCCCTAGAGTATCACAGAATATATCTCTGTGTTATTCTAGAGTATCCTTTAGATTATCCTAGAGTTATCTAAGAGTTATCCTTAAGTTTTCTATATCCCCCCTACCCCCCTTTTCTCCTATAAGTGGCGTGTGACTTCTAACGCCCTATTTTAGGGGCTTCTAGCGTTTAAGAAAAAAGTTTAAATATCAAGACATTATTGGTGTATTTTAAGTCTTGTTTAAGTATTTTTATGTTATGTTTAGCTCACTATGAAACATATATACACAGTGCCTATTACTCAGGACAACTTACATTATCTAATGCAAGACCTAGTAAGAGGCGATGAAATAGTCTTAATGAGTATCAAGCTTCTAGGCAAGAATGCTAAAGAAGCCCTAAGAAACTTTGGCTCTCTAAGTACAAAGGCTAAGGTCTATACAGCAGCAGGACTAAGAGTGGATAGGACACTAATAAAGAGAGAGTTCAAGCCACCTGAGCTAGCTCCTCGCTTCTCTGTGGCTGATATGGATTACATCCTTCCTTTTACTGAGCCTAGATTTGATTATATGAACAATAAATAAAAATCAATTCTAATGGGTCTAGGAGGCTCTAGGTTAAACGAAAGGGTTACTAGAGGTATGATCTATCGTCTAAAGACATTTGTTGATTGTAGAGCTTCCTAGATAGGTTTATGAATGTTTATGCTTTCTTAGCCTATTTAAAGGGCTTCTTTTAGATATAGCCTAAAAATGGTCTTTAGAAATGCTAAGGCTCATAAAGGCATCTAGGAGGCTCTCTATTGCATTTTAGCTTTAAAGAGGGTAATTATACCTTTAAAGTGTCGTTTGTTGATTGTAGAAGCTCCTAGACCCCTTTATGAATGTTTTTGATATTATGCCTATGGTTCATTTTAGAAAATCAAGAAAATATCCTTAACTTTATAAAATGAAAAAAAGGGGGAGAAGCATTTAGCTTCCCCTATATAAACTTCCTAAACTTTGTTCTTTCTCTCTTACCCATATTAAGCTCAGCTAAATACTCATCAAGTAGTTTGTTATCAATGCGTTCTTGATAGTTCTTTAGGAGTTTCTTAGGGTCAGCTCCCACTTGCTTTAGCCAGTAAGCTACTGCCATAGCTAGTGCATCAAGGCGGTCATCGTGCCTTAAAGAGCCTCTATCTTTTGTTATATGAGTAAGTTGATAAAACAAGCTATATACAAACCTGCTATCATCATAAGAGCCATCAAGAAATGGCTTTAAATCTTCCTTAACAGCCTTATAGTCAAAGACAAGCTTATGAGCATTTAGGACTGGCTCAAGGGTGTCTATGATACGTTTCTCTTTTTGGGTTGAATGAGATACCTCAGAGACAGCACAAGGATAGATAGTATTTAGTATAGGCTTAAGTAGCTCTACATACATACCATCTCCAAAGTTACTCTCTACCAATATCTCATTTACCTTGTTCTCTTTAGCTATTGTAGCTAGCTTTATAAGGGTTTCTTCGCTATATCCACCACTAAGACCACCACAAGCTGTGGCAAATAATCTTCCGTGTAGGTGTTTAACTACTGCATAACCAGTCTCATCTCCACCTCTACCACTTGGGTCAATAGCCATTACAGCACCAGTATATGGAGCATACTCACTATCACAAAACATAGGATAAAACCACCTATCTCCCTCAAAACCAACGTTAGGTAGCTCTCTTATTATCTGCTCTTTAGCACTACCATAGCTAAGGTTTATTGGGGCTTTATCATAAGGCAAGCTAGTAACTACCAAATCTCCAGTCTTAAGAGGGTATCTCTCACTATCGCTTAAGCTAGTATCTAGCATATATTGAAGAGCATAACCACTCCTACCATAAGAGAGCCTACGCTCATTTAGGTCATCTTTTGTAAATCTCTTAGGGTCTGTTGGAGTTCCTGCTGGTTCTCCTCTTTCTATCATCTCTTCAATGCTAGGGGCTAGTGCTCCGTTATAGGTATCCTTTTGAGGTATCTCAGCAGTCCAAACTCTGCAATGAAATCCAGTAGCCCTTAGCTTGTTATAGATACTCTCTTCAGTCTGAGGAGTACCTAGATAGATTATCTGAGATGTCTCCTTTGGTGTTAATATAGCCTCAAACTCTTTTACAGCTTTAAGTAGCTTCTCTCTTAGGTCTGCTGTGGCTGAGTTATTAGGCACTTCAACGTCATCTGCTATTATGTAATCAGCTCTAGAGCCAGTAAGCATAGATGTGATACCAAGCGATTTAACACTAGGAGCGTGGCTAGCTAGGGCAGGGGCTACATCAAAAGCTACCTTTGATTGCCTTTGGTCACTTGTAGGGATTAGATGTTGAAGTATAGGTAACTCACATATTAATCTCTGCGTAAATACACTAAAGTCATCAGCTCTTTGTTTAGAAGCTGAGACAACTAATACCTTAGCTTGTGGGTCACGTAGTAGTAACCAACAAACAAAGCTAGATGTTATCCAAGACTTTCCTATACCCCTAAAACCCTCTATAATCTTTCTTTTTATATCAGGCTCTTGTAGGTAATCAGCTATTTGAAACTGTACTGGAGTTGGGTTAGGGAGATTTAGGTGTTTCCATACTATAAAGAGAAACTGCTTAAAGTCTCCCTTTATACGTTCTAAATCACTCTCCATCAACTATCTCCTCAGGCTCTGCTATGATTTCTCCATATTTATTTAGCTTAGGTAGTCTTGGCATATTCTGTGCTAACTCAGCAAGAAACTCATCAGGGTTCTTTGCAACATCAAGGTCTCTTAATGTAAAGCCATTATCCTTTAGGAGTGTTATAGCATTTCTTATATCCTTACTGTCTGCTTCGCCTCTCTTTAGCTTCTCAATAGTATCTTTTAGAGTTAGCTCCATAATGTCTATAAATAGACCTTGTATTCTCTCTTTTGCTTCATTCATACTGCTTTTGCTCTCCTTATCCAGCCTTGCCTATTTATAGCAAGACTAGGGTCTCTCTCAATGAGTGATTGATAGTAGGCTAACTCAAGCCTATCGTAACCCAAATCAAAGGCTAGGGTATCATAAGCGTTTATAGCTTTTATAGTCTTTTCTCCTATGATGCCATCAACACTTACTCCAACTAGCTTCTGAGCTGCTTTAATAGCATTGGCTTGACCTGCATTTACACCAAAGACAAATATCTCATTTGCCTTTATGTTAGCTTCTATATAATCAAGCTTCATTACGTCCCAAAACTTATCTTTGTAAAACTTATAGACAAGCTCTTTTAGCTCACTATCTTTTGATAGGAGCACACTAGCTTTCTCTAAGCTACCCATCTTATCTATGGCTTTTAAAACCTTATCCCAGCCAGCCCAAGATGGTTGAGCATATTTGTAGATGCCATAAAAAGTTATATCCTTTTCTTTAGGGTTTTTATGCAAAATATCAGAGCTAGAGGAGAACTCTAGGCTCTCTAAGAAACCCATTGCTTCTTTAAAGTTAGCCATTAGCTCTCTCCTTAAACTTTACTCTCTCTTTATGCTCTGCTTTTTTACCTATGTTAAAGCTCTCTATTGGTCTGTGATAGCCCATAACTCTTGTATAGATAACACATCTTGTTCTTTTACTATCATCTAGTTTAACCATTTATCATCCTCACTCTCTCTGTTTTTTCTCATTGTTGGAGGCATAACTGATTGATAAGTAACACTACCACTTTGATTAAATCTAACCTCTTTACAGCAGTCGTGAATGCTCTCTGTCTTTACCTTGATTTCCTTTAGGTCGCTACGGATTTCACTATTTAAATCTCTTGTATAATCCATAGCTTGTTTAAAGAGCTCATTACTTACCTTGCCATTTTCAGCTAGTTGGTGCATAGGCTCTTTAAGAGCTTTAATAGTGTAATAGCAAAACCCAACTAGCCCAAAGACAACCAAGATTAATATACTCACTACTCCAAGCTTGTCAGCTTGTAGAGCGAAGTTTAAGACTTGCCCTACGCTATTCTCGTCCATCCCTTTTCCTTTCGTATTCTTTTATAGCTTCTAAGTTTTTTACACACTTTTCATAACCACTATAAACATCTATTAAAAGCACTCCAGCATCACTTTGATTTGTTACATTTCTATCTGCGATGATAGGTGCTTCTAATAAGTAGCTTGGTATCTTGTCATACTTATTTATCACTGCTTGTTTGCTTTCGCAACCCATCAAGCACATAGATAACACTAATGCCAAGAGCGTTAGACATATCCTTTTTGTCCTCATTTAGCACCCTTTCTTTAACTTTATTTGTTTTTAGCTCTAAAGCTTGTTTTTGTTTGCTAGCTTTCTCTATAACATCAAGCTTGAGAGATATGAGCCTATCTTGCTCATTTATCTCATCTTTTAACCTAAGGTTCATCTTATCGCTAGCACTTAATCTCTCTTTGGTAACACTTAGCTCATTATCTAAGCTTTGATACCTATACCCAAGAAAGAGAGTAGTTAGTAGCAAGAAGCCACTAAGATATAAACTAGGATTTAGCATTATTGCCCCCTTGCACCCTCTTAAACGGATTTACACACCACACACTTTTTAGCACTTTCTTATCATCTGCTTCAAGATATGTGCTTTTGTTCTCTTCATTCATCCCACATATATCCATAAGCTTCCATCCTAGATAGATACGGCAGTACCGTCTTGATTTGCCATATCTGATCTCGCGGTAATAACCAAAACGCTCACGTCCATCTTTAAGCCTACAAGTCACTAAGCATTGAGTGCTTTCTCTACCTTTGTTTTCTGTAGCTAGAGTATCGCCTATGCTTTCTACACTGCTTGCATCTATATCTTCAACCTTTACGCCTAGATACTTCGCACTAAAGTTTCCTATCCTGTTACGATATAACCAACAAAGCCTTGCCCAATAAGTTTTATTTTTGCCGTTCGGGAAGTGCTCGTTTTTCCAGCCATCATCGCCGTTTATCCCATAGTCGTTCTCATCAAACCACACCGCCCACTTTGGTAAGCGTTCGCTTTTCTCATCACAAGCTAGCAGAGCGATAGGCACTACGATAAAATGCAGTATTTCGATAGGTAACTCAATAGCTACGTTTTTAAGAATTTGTAGTTTTTGCTTTTGGGTTAGCTTCATCTTTTACCTCTACTTTATACTTAGGGCACTTAGGACACTCGCTCCAAGTGCAGTTACCATCTTTGTCTAGCTTGCTTGCACACACTTCACATCTTTTTATTCTTACTCTCATTTTCTTAGCTCCTCTCTTTGCACTATTAGCTCTTTTAACTCCGCCCTTAAGCTCTCAAGCACGGCGTTATTGCCAATAATAAGAGCGTGCTTTATATCATCCTCACATTCTTTTATCTGCTTTTCAAGCTCGGCTAGTTCATCTCGCTTTGGTTGCGTTTCTATCCTGACTAGTTTTTTATTTTTCATATCTACGCTATTTGCATTTTCGTTTAGAGCTCTTAGCCAGTCCTCGTCCGATATTTCAATATTAGGCGTTGGGATAGTATCGTGGATTTCGTCATCGTAGTATCCTAGCAGTGTTTTTTCTTTTTTATCGTAATGGGCATATTTCATAGTTCCTCCTTTTAATGTCCTATTGCAATCCAGTATGCAGGATATGCACTATCTGTATCGGTATTTTGAATAGTGAATTTTTCCTT